TCATGCAGACCCCGGTGGCCAAGGGCGGCAACATCCCCGTCGACACGGGCTTCCTCCGCGCCTCGCTCACCGCGGTCATCGGCGATCAGATGCCTGCCTCGCGAGCGGCCCCGCCCGATGGCGGCGCGTTCGCCTTCGTCGGCGATCAGGTCAATCTGGTCATCGCCACGGCTGATCTCAACGACACCATCACGGTCGCCTACACGGCCAACTATGCCAGGCACGTCGAGTATGGCGCCCGCGGTCGGCCTGGCAGGCGCTTCGTCTTCCTCGCCGCTCAACAGTGGCCCCGCATCGTCGAAGAAGTCGCCCGGGAGGCTCAAGCCCGCGCAGGAGGCTGATCCATGGCCGCATATGCAGATATCCTTATGGCCGTCATGGACCGGATCGCCAGCCTCAGCACCGGATCGCCAACCCTGCCGGTCGCCTATCCCGAAGACGCCGGCGGCTTCACCCCGCCGACCGGGGGCAAGTATCTGGACGTTGCGTTCTTCTCCAACCGCCCGCGCTGGGAGGGCCTCAGCGAAGGTCGCCTCGATCAAGGCATCCTGCAGATCACGGTCGTCTGGCCAAAGAGCAGGGGCCTTGTCGCTCCGGCGCAGGTCGTCGACCTGATCCTCGCGCATTTCGCCCTGGGCACGGTCATGCGCCACGGCACGGCCAACGTGAAAGTCTCGGGCCAGCCCTACGCCACCTCGCCCCTGTCGGACGTGAGCGAGCTGCGCCAGCCCATCACCATTCCCTGGACGGCCTAAGCCCCCAAGGACGCCCTAACGCCGCCTGGGCAACGGCTTCATTCCCCCACCATGAAAGGAGCCCCCCATGGCGATTGCCTCGACCACGGGTGCGAAGATCTACATCGGCCCCACCACCCCCGCCGCAAACGCCTCGGCCTATGCGGCGCTGTCCTACGTCGAGCTTGGCGAAGTCGAGAGCATCGGCGAGTTCGGCGACCAAGCCTCGACCATCACCTTCACCTCGCTGGGCGATGCTCGGGTCCGCAAGCGCAAGGGCGTCCGCGATGCCGGCGACCTGAACGTCATGGTCGCCAACGACCCGCGCAACGCCGGCCAGATCGCCGCCATCGCCGCGGAGAAGACCGAGTTCACCTACGCCTTCAAGATCGTGGTGGCCGACGCGCCGGACGCCAACGACACGGACTCCACCTTCTACTTCCACGGCCTGGTGTCGTCCGCCCGCCTGAACATCGGCGCCGCGAACGAGATCATCAAGCGCGCCTTCGCCATCCTGATCGACACCGCGATCATCGAAGTGCCGTCGGCCAACGTCACCGGCCCGTAAGCCGGGAAGCCGACCCCAGAACAACGAACACCGCCCCTCAACTCTACGCGCGGGTCGCTCCCGCGTGCCTTTTAGGACCCATGACCCATGGCCGACCTCGCCACCCTCGACACCGCATACGCCCCCGACGAAGGCTTCACCCTGGAGCTTCGCGGGCCGGATGACGCCCCCCTGTTCAACGATGACGGCACGCCCATGACCCTGACCCTGCTGGGGTCGGATTCCGATGTGGCCGTGAAGATCCGCAACGCCAACCAGAACCGTCGGCTCGCCCAGGGCGCGCGGATGAAGCTGACCGCCGAAAGCCTGGAAGCTGACGCCGCCGGCTATCTCGCCAAGCTCACCATCGGCTGGAACATCACCATGGGCGNCGAGAAGCCCCCCTTCACGCCACGACGCTCGCGGCCGNCCTCTATCGCAATCCGAAGCTCGCCTTCATCCGCGAGCAGGCCGACGCCGCCATCGCTGATCGGGCCAATTTTAGTCGAAGGGCCTCGCCGGCGACCTGATCGCCTGGGCCGAGGCAGTCCACGACAAGAAGCGGCGGGGTGACGACCCGCCGTTCCCCATGGAGCTTGAGCGCGTCTGGTCGGCCTATCGCGACCTCGCCGTGACCCGCCCGACCGGGATGGGACCAAGCCCCGTGACCTATCAGGAAATCGAGGCCTATCAGCGCCAGACCTTCGCCGGGCTCACCGCCTGGCAAGTCGCGCTGATCCGCCGCGTCGACGACGTGATCCTGGCGGTCATCTCCCGCGACACCGCAAAGCCGGCGCCGGGCGAGCCTCAGGAAATCTCCGGCAAGGACGCCCAGGGCGTCAAAGCCCTGCTCCGCGGCATGGCGGCCAAAGCCGCGCCGAAGCCCTGAACCGTAGATCGGAGGCCGACCATGGCTGACCTGGCAGAACTTGGCCTCCGATTCACCACTGAGGGCGGCGAGCAGGCCGTCCGCATCCTCGATCAGGTCGAGAAGAAGGCCAAGGCCGCCGATCAGGCGACGGAAGGTCTGTCTGGCGCTCAACGGCAGGCCAAGCGCGCGACCGACGAGTTCAGCGGCAGCGCCTCGCGTGCGGCCCGGGCGACGGATCAGATCACCGGGGGCGCCAACCGCGCCGCCCGGGCGACCGACATGTTCAAGGCCGCGGTCATCGGCCTGGGCGCCGGCCTGGCCAGCATCGGCCTGTCCCGCCTTGCTGGAGAACTGATCCGCATCGGCGATCAGTATTCCTCGCTCTCGGCCCGGGTCCGGCTGGTCACGTCATCGACGTCTGAGGCCGGCGAGGCGATGGATGATCTGTTCGACATCGCCCAGCGAACCCGTGTCGGCCTCAGCGAGACGGTCGACCTCTACACCCGGCTCGCCCGCTCCACCGAAAGCCTGGGCGCCAGCCAGGAACAGGTGAAGCGCGTCACCGAGACGATCAATCAGGCGCTGATCGTGTCCGGCACGTCGGCGGCGCAAGCCTCGGGCTCGCTCATGCAGCTGGGCCAGGCCTTTGCGTCCGGCGCGCTCCGCGGCGATGAACTGAACTCCGTCCTGGAGGGTATGCCGCGGGTCGCCAAGGCCATCGCGGATGGCATGGGGATCACGGTCGGCCAGCTCCGCGCGCTCGGGGCTGAAGGCGCGCTGGCGTCCGAAAAGATATTCGAGGCCCTGCTCAGCCAGACCGACGCCATCGAGGCCGAGTTCTCGCAAATGCCCCTGACCGTCGCCCAGGCGATGGAGCAGATGCGAAACGCCGTGCTGGTGGCCGTCGGCGAGTTCGATCAGGCGACCGGCCTGACGCAAAAGCTGGCCAATTCGATCTCCTACATGACCGACCTGATCACGGGCGCCGAACGCCCGGTCCTGGCCCTGCAGATCGCGGTCAACGCGCTTGGCCTGTCGGCGGCCCTGGTCGCGGCTCGCCAACTCTACGCCCTAGCCGCCTCGGTCGCGGCCGCCACGGCTTCGGCCGTCACGGGGTCGGCGGCCTGGATCGCCTACACCGCCGCCGTCGCCCGGGTCGGCTTCGCGTCTGCCACGGCCACCGCGGCGACCACGGCGCTTGGCGTTGCGGTTCGGTTCGCCCTTGGGCCCATCGGTCTGATGATCACGGCCATTGGCCTGGTCGCGACCGGCATGGCGCTGAGCAGCCGGGCCACGCAGGATCAGGAGAGCCGCGTCCGCGCCGCTGATGGCGCGCTCGACGCCTATGAGCAGGCCGCCACCGCCGCGGCCATCGCGACGGGCGAGAGCGCCGTCAAAGCCCGCGAGAATGCCGAGGCCATGCGTCAGGAGGCCCTTGCCGCCATCACCGCGGCCAAGGCCCTGCGCGAGAAGGAACTCGCCGCCCTGAAGGCTGCGGAGGCCCGCCAGCGCGACCCGTTCATTGCTCAGCGCAACACCAACCCGCTCGGCAACCCAGACGCCGACCCGCTCGTGGTCCAGACCCGCCAGCGCCTGGCCAAGGCGACGGAAGAGGCGGCCAAGCTGGAGGCGCGCTATGCCGACATTTTGTCTGGCAAGACCCTGCCGGCCCTGCCGAAGGTCGCCGCTGCGACTGAGCAGCTGACCGCGACCAACACCCGCGCCGCCGCGGCAAGCCGGGAAGCCGCCCAGGCCGCCAGCGAGTTTGAGCGCGAACTCGCCCGGGTTCTTGAGCAGCTGATGACGCCGGCCGAGAAGGCGCTCAAGGAGCTTCACGCCAACATGGCGATCCTCCGCGAGGGCTTCGACCGCGGGAAGCTGTCCGCCGATCAGTACCGCGAGGCTATGGATCGCCTGTTCCCGGTCGCTCGCGAACTGGTCAAGGTCACGGATGTCGATCTTAAGCAGGCGGCCGGGTCGCTCAACGAGGTGCGCTTCAATAACTGGCGCGGCGAGTTTGAGCGCACCGTCGACATGGCCCGCGATCTGCGCTGGTCCATCGACGATATTGCCCGCTCCATCCAGGAGAAGGATTGGGGCGCCGCGTTCTCTGGCCTGTTCCGCACCCTGGAGAAGGCCCGCGACCTCTGGAACAGCGGCCAGCCGGGCGGCAAGTATTCGGCCGCTGGCGCGGTCCTGTCGTCGGCCGGATCCGCAGTCGGCGGGACGGCCGGCAGCGTCATCAGCGGCATCGGTTCGGGCTTCTCGGCTGCTGGCGCGGCGGCGGGCATGGCTGGCATGGGCGCCATGGGCGGCGCCATCGCTGGCCTTGCCGGCCCCATCGGGATCGCGGTCGCCGGCTTCTCCATCCTGTCCAAGGTTCTCAGCGACGGCGCGGCCAAGAAGCGGGCTAAAGCCGAGCAGGAGGCCCGCGACATGCAGAACGCCGCGGCCATCGCCCAGGAGCGCGCCAACAAGCGGGCCGAACTGGAGATCGAACTCCTCCGCGCCCAAGGCGACGAACTCGCCGCCGTGACCCGCGAGCGTGAGAAGGAACTGGCCGCCCTCGACAGCGTAAGCGCGGCGATCCAGCGCCAGATCTACGCCCTGACCGATTGGAAGAAGACGGTTGCCGAGGCTGAAAGCGCCGTGGCGAAGGCCGAGGCCGATTTGCGCCAGGCCTATGACCGTGAGGTCGCCCGCCTGGAGGGCATCATCGGCGGGGTGGACGCAGCGCG